AATCTTAATAATATCTGAATTAGCCATTTATTCACATCCTTTCTAAACTGTACAACGTTTTCTATATTCATCCTTTAATCGTTCGTGATACTTGTGCATTTCTCTATACACACTGAAACTAGCAGGAATGTTATACCAACCATGATAAGTACCTTTCGGATTATAAATAAAATCTGACATAAGATCTGAAGGTGTAATTTGGTCATAGTTATCAAACATTCTTTCAGGCGTTACTTCGACACCACCATAAAAAATAGTACCGTGACTATTTTTATAAAATTTGTTGTAAGACCTATATAAGTTATAAGTTCTTACATACTGTTGTGGTGTATAATCGCTATAATATAAATCAATAAACGACACATAACCATCTGTTAATCTCTGTTGAGCTTCGTGTGCCAATTCGGAAGCTTTTTTCTGAGCCTGTTTTTCCAAATATTTAACAGTGTCTTTATTTAGTCCCAATCTAATCACCTCCAAAATTTCACTATAATTTCACTATTTTTACACTAAAATAAGAGAGCAGCATTACCACTCTCCATAAGAAAAGCCCTATACGCTTTAACACGTATAGAGCCTGTTTATTTCACAAGAAATTTGAATTTCCTACCATGTAAGTTTTTCTGTTACGAGAATAGGTGTAAACCCTGATTTTTCATAATCGTGGTTACGTTCATATTCCTGAATTAATGCCATCGCAGTCTTTTTATTTACTGCTCTAACAGCCTGTTTAATATCATCTACAAATTCATCATCTGCACCTAAAAATACTGTATCTGTGTCAATATCTCCAATACCTACTTTTGCTCTAAAAGCACCTTTGTCTCTTGTTCCAAGTTTAATTAGTACATAAAATTCATTTTCAATCTTCATACCTACACCTCTTTAAATCCACCATTCTTAGCAAATTCAACAACCTTATCTAAATCTTCCTTTGGAATCTCATCAAGTTTCTTATTCACAACATCAACAAGCGGTGTGAGAGTAGCATTTGCCAAATCAGAAATCCTTCCAATCTGTTTGCTAATAAACGCCTGAGCGGTTGTCTCATTAAACTGAGTGTCTGACTGTTTCATTGTTAAAATGGTCTTAAACTCACTCAATTCACTCATAGGAATAAGTGGATCAGCTTTATCAGAACCAACCATTAAAATATCAAGTAAGCCAGATGATTTAAGTGCATCATATCCCTTGATGAATCCTTTATCATCATCGTCAATCTCAAGATCGGTATATAATTCAATCACTGCACGACAAAACTGTACATACTGACCAACAGAATTTACTCTAATCTTATCTGTTTTACGATACTTTGTTACTCCGTTATCATCATAAGCTTCCTGCTCAAATGTTGTCTTATCTACAATCAACTGTGCGTAAGCATCTTTCTTAATGATTGAAACATATGGAGTGATTTTAATTTTACTTAATAGCTGTTCCTTTAATGTGTTATTTGCCATGTCGTTATACTTTTCTACAAACTCTAAAAGTTTCATATTCCTTTTTCTCCTTTAATCATTTATTGGTGAGAATTTTTCACATTCTCCATTATGTATTTCTTTTTGAATTCGACCTTCTATAGCTTTCTTTAGAAGACTACAGTTTCGTTTGTATCTTTTACATCCGATGCAGTGAGATTTAAATTCATCAAACTGTGAAGCATTGTCAAAAACTCCAATGTAGTCAACAGGTCGTATTGTAATTTCTATTCGTGGATTTTCTGAATCATAATAAATCCCTTGTACACGTTCACATAACTGAGTGTCATCAATCCACACGGATTCGCTATCTGTAATTGCATCTGCAAGACATTTAAAACTGTTATTTGCATCCTTATCTACTCTGTCAAAATAGAATATACAATCCATATAATAGTGCTGTGATTTGTATTCAGATTTAATCCAACCTTGTTTTTTTGCTTCGTTTTTTACGTATTCAGCAAATTCCTTTTGATATTTTATTGCTTCTGGTTTCTTGTATCCTATTGCCATAGGCTTTCCACCTTTAATAACTGCTCGCCACCCTAAGTAATGGTTTACAGAGGGCGCAATAGGAGATGTTAATTTTAATTCTTGTATATTATTCTCCTTCACATAACAAAAGAGCAGCTTCTGAAGAAACCGCTCTTTCATATTTTTTGTATTTAATTGTTGTATGTATTGGTTTTAGTTATTAAGTATCATAGAATAAAGTTCCCATTTGGCGTTTGGATATTTATTGATGTTTTCACATACAAGTTTGTGGACATCATTCATATTTCCTAAGTTTTTGTCAATATGAATCACCTTTCCACCTGTTAATTCAATTTCTTCGCAAATCACATTGTAATACTCCCCCATAGGTATATATCTCCTTTATCTCTTTATACAAAATAACTCATATAAATCTACATGTAATACATGAGATAAAGCAATTGCATGAGATAATAAAATATCAGAAGTATATCCGTTTTCTAAATTGGAAATAGCAGTAGAAGAAAGTCCACACCTTTTGGACAATTCTGATATTGACATATTCTGTTTATATCTATATTCGCCAACTTTATTCTTCATGTAATGTAGTATGCTTAGAATTATTTTGTATATTCATATTACACGAGAAAATATTAACCAGAATTGGTAATTTTTGTGATATAATTAAAAGAATGTTGCTAAAAATTGCCGTTTCTTAAACATTCTTGATATTTCTCAGAAATGAACTTTATGCTTTCTTCTGCTTGACCGTTTTCCATATTATGATCACTTAAAAGCTTTTCATATTTTTTGTATGTTTTGAATACATTATTAAAAGCTTCTTTATTCTGCTTTTGACCATTGGAAAGAGAAGAACAAAAATCTAAAATGTATTTTCTTTTTCTCTCTAAATTATTATCTAATAATTCAGATTCAATATTTTCAATACCTTTAGACATTTTAGTAATCTCTTTGTATTGCCAATTATCATGTTTTTCTAAAGTAGTTATTCTGTCTTCAATAGTTAATTTGTCTTCTTCATATCCAAATTTAATTCGTAGAGATTTTTTGACTTTTGTAAGGAGAAATATAACTTTATCAATACCAAGAATGATTATAAAAACCCCCATGATAATAGATGGATAATCTAAACTAAATAAATTTTCTATAGCATCCATTCATAAGCCCGCCTTCTTATTTTTTGATAAGCTGTTTGAATGCTTCATACAAACCTGTACTTGCTAAACCACTAAACATACCACCTAATAAAATCTCAGGAGTAAATGACATGTTAATCCAGATATTCAATACAACACCTAAGATTGCCATTATCAATGGGATATATTTATTAATTGCATCAGTAGTAACCACATTTTTAATCACATATCCAACACATAAACATACACCAACGATAATCGGCACAGCGAATTCTGTTAAAAATGTTAAATCCATAATGTCCTCACTTTCTGACTATGCAAGTCCTAATAATTTTTTCCAAGTTTTTCCACCTTTTGTGATCACTCCATCGGCAATACATCCGTTTGCTTTCTGATATGCTTTTACAGCAGCATCAAACTTTGCACCAGCACAGCCATCTGGCATTCCACAATTAAAACCTTTGGAATTTAAATATCTTTGAATTGGTTTAACTACAGCATGTCTTCTATTTGTTGTAGAAGATACGGTTACAGTTTTTGATAATGTTTCTCTTCCAGCTTTTCCATCAACCCCTGCACCAATAGCTTTCTGGACATCTTTAATGAACTGTGTTTTTGTATAAAGTGTTTCCTGGGCTACAGTAGAAGAAACATTTGTGTTACCTAAACGCTGTTTAAACTTGTTCCATTCTTCTAGTTTATTCCACCACTGAATAGGGCAATGTTTTCCGTTTACATTAAAATGCATATAAACATTTGTGATTGGAATATTATATAAATTCATAATGTATCTTCCGTAAGCAACAGCATTTTCTAATGTTGCGGCTGTAAAATCAAAAACACCGTTTTTATTACAGTCACACATTTCAATATTGTATGAATTTGTATTGGTAATTTTACCATACATAGAAGCTCCACCTGTACGGTTGTAATCAGAATAACGTTTCCCACCAACTGAATAAGCTACATAGTTTGCAGGAACAGATACAGTAACTGAATTATCATCAACGAATGCATGAGCGGAAGCTTTCACAACATGAGTTTTAAAGTATCTCGCATTTGATTCGTCTGTATCACCATCATTTGATGTTGCATGGAAGACAAGATATTTAATTTTATTAGTGTTTCTCTGTCCACCATAATTAGACCTATTTGCTAAATCTGTTTTTAATGTATATGACATATTTCTCCTTTCCTTTTGCTCAATAGGAGAGTAGCAGTGACCTGACTATTGATTCCGTAATCGTTCACTCACAGGTATGACATCTACTTTTATGCTCATTGTCTTGAGTAACCTATTTTTGTGTATAAAAATAACGCCCTAATTTGGGCGTTTAAGCTGATCTGTTTCATAATCTTGCCATTTCTTATAAACTTCTTTTGTATCCTCTCTTATGAAAGTCATTATTATAATTTTTCTTTCACATTTAGGACTATAACTTGTATATACATCTACTGGATAAACATTAGAATCTATATAAAATGTTTGCTGATCTCGATTATATATATGAACAGCTTCTTTTTCAGTATAGTCTCTTGGTTTTAAATTACTTTTTATTATCATTCCTTTTTATTCCTCAGTTGAATGGCGTAAAAAATAGGGATTACAACATTGAATAGTGGTATGTTATAATCCCTTCTTTAAAAATCACTATTCAACATTACTTTCAGCCTCGTTTTCGACTTTTGCAACAATATCCTTTTTAACAGATTTAATTTCTGTCTTTTTATTTTCTTTCTTAATAACTTGTGCCTTTGCCTTCATAATAGAAGCAATAGAATTCTTATAGCTTTCGCCAAAATATTCTTTTCTGCTTAAATCCAATTTCTCTAATTTTTCTTTTGCTTCAATATCTGCCATGCGTCCATCTTCAAATGCGGAAGCCACTTCGTCAATTTCATGACAATTATCTGAACACCAACAAAAATACCATGTTGGCTTCAAACGATCTTCTGGATTACAAACTGGACAAAATGAATAAGTCTTACCGCAAAGCACACAAGTTCTTAATTCTTTCTTTGACATTATTCCTCCTTGTAAGAATAGGGCAGTAATTTAACTGCCCTACGTGTTCTTATAATTCGATGTCATCCTCTTCCTCATCAATGTAATAAATAGAGAAAAGTTCTCCATCTGTAGAGCAAGCATTTAACATCATAGAACCCTTATAGTCCATTGTCTGAGAATCACCACCCTGTAATGCAAGTGAGAACTCAGGACTTGGCATAAATGAAGGGATATGAATGATAGCTGCTTTTAATACATCAGTCTCACACTTATCTACTACAAGTGCCTTGAAGAACAACTCATGAGACTTAGGGAACTTTTTACCAGAATTAGTAATCTTTGCTCCACTCTTAATTGTCTTCTTATACTTGACAATATACTGAGTTTCACCATCTGCTGTAGGCGGTGTTAAAACATCACTCGCAGGAGTTGTTACATGCTGATCTCCTGAATCTTTTACCTCATCGGTATGCTTAATTGCATATTCAGTAGCAGAAGCAGCAGATCCTTTCTTGAATTCGTCCTTACCCATAGAACCTTTTGTAGAAAGAGCATTTACATGAATAGAACCTTCAACAAATCCCGTAACATCCAATGTCTCGCCAGCTTTTACGATCTGAATCATAGGCATAACAATACCCTTATCTGCGGTTGCAATCTCAGCATCAGTAGCAGAAATAGTCTCTACAACAGCAAGGTTAAGGAATGCGTTAGTTGCAGTAACTTCACCTTTCTTACCTGTATACTTACGATATACAAGGTTTCCATCCTTATCATTGATATCTGTTGAGTCAGCAGTAATATCAATATTTGCCTGCGTAAGCTGTGTTAAAGCATACAGAGGTGTACCATTAGACTTTGCACCGTAACCAAACTGAAGTCTATCTACGATTACGTCACCTAATTTAAATGCCATAATTATTTTCCTCCTTTAAAATTGTTATTTTTTATGCAATAAAAAATGAGCGATTAAATATCACCCATAAAATTGATTAAGTCTTCAGGAATGTCTTT